TAAAGAAAACAAAAGAGATACTTGAAGTGGCTATTGAACATTTACCTAATACTCATATTGGAGAAATGGCTAAAGAGAAAATTGAATCTGTAAAGGCTAAAGTTATTGAGCATAAAGAAAAACCAAAATATCAACCCAAAGCCATTGTGGCAAAAGGAGAAACTGTTGTTATTGTAGGAGGTGAACCTCCACCATTAATTAGAGCAGGATCAAGAAGACAATTTGGAATTAGAATGGGCAAAGCATCAAGGTTCGATAAAAAGGAGTAACGATACCTTCCGGCGGAAAAGTTTAGAATTTTAAACTTTTCCGCCGGATTGAATTAATACGAATAAGAAACAAATCAGGAGAAGAAATAATGAACGTTAATACACCAAGAAAACCATATCCTGGTTATGTTGTAAAGCCAGGTGCTGGCGATACATGGATGATTCTGGATTACTGTATACTTTACTTAGTTGGAGGTGAAGAATTTGGTGAGAAACCTGAAATATGTAGAGATAACATCTACAATAAATCAGAGGCTGATAGAATAGCACTTAGATTGAATATAGAATGGTGGGATGAATTGAGTAATATTATGGAACAATTATCTCAAGATAGAGGTGATCCGAAAGATGTATTCAAAGATGAATCTGATTTTGATGGATTGGAATTTTAATGATGGACGCTAACGTTTCTTCCATAGTATATAATACTCAACCATACGAACACCAAATAGATGCATTAAATCGTGCTTGGCTTAAGCCAGCCTTCGCTTATTTCTTAGAGATGGGAACTGGTAAATCCAAAATAATTATTGACGAAATTATTAATCTTGTTGAGAAACAAGAGATAAATTGCGCTATTATCTTAGCACCTAATAACGTTCATATAAATTGGAAAGGAGAGTTTATCAAGCACTGGCCTAACTATAACAAGATAGCTATTCAAATATGGAGATCAGGACTAAGCGAAATAGCCAGAGGTAAATTTGAAAACGAAACTAGAACCATTATCAATTCAAATAAAACACTCATATTCCTAATGAATATTGAAGCATTATCTACCAAAAGCGGTCAAGAATATCTCAGGCGTATTCTTCTGGCCAGGAGAATGGCGTATGTTGCTATTGATGAAAGTCATAAAATTAAAAATCCAGCTGCTATAAGAACGAAAGCCGCCATATGGTTAGGCGGATTGGCCAAGTATAAACGACTAGCAACTGGAACTGAAGCTGAGGAAGGATTAGAAAACCTATTCTCACAATTCCGATTTCTCAATCCTAATATTGTTGGTTCTCGATCATATACTGCTTTTAAATCTATGTATTGTATAATGGGAGGCTATGAGAATAGAGAGATTAAAGGATATCAAAATGAAGAAATGCTAGCAGCTAAGATAGCACCATATATTTATTCTAAGCGCAAGAAAGATTGTTTGGATCTGCCAGATAAAGTATATGTAACACATGAAATTGGACTAACTGCCGAGCAACATAGAATATGCACTCAACTTGAAGAAGAATTGATATATGAACTAAGTAACGGTCAAATTGTTGATGCTACACTAGCCTTAACAAGAATGGTTAGAATACAACAAGTATTATGCGGTCATATAAACGCACCACCTAATGAAAGTGAGTCTACTCGTTACGCTGAAGTTATACCTTCACATAGGGCGGATTATGTTGCCGAATTAATCGAAAATGCTAATAGTAAAGTCATAGTATTCTGTCGATTCATCAAAGACGTAGAACTAATTATTTCAGCGTGCGCCAAACGTGACCTATCGGGTATAGGTATTAGCTCCCTCGTGGAAGGAAGCCGCAGACTAGATGAAATAAATAGATGGAGGCGCGATCCATCTCTCAAAGTATTAGCAATAACCACTTCTACTGGCGGCACTGGGCTTACACTCAATGAAGCTAAAACTACCATATTCTACAGCAATAGTTGGTCATCTACTGATAGGATACAAGCTGAAGATCGCAACCATCGTATCGGCCAGGAGAGTAAAGTGACTTATCATGATATCATTGTAAGAAACAAGATTGATCATAGATTGTTACTTGCGTTAAAGAATAAACAAACCAGTGCGAATTGGTTCCGCAGTATTGTTGATATACAAAGATTCATGACAGAATCTATTGATGAATAACTCCTGGCGCGCTAACGCCAGGAGTATAAGTCACTTGTTCTTCTTATCCATGTTATGCGTAACCTCTGACATTCTATTAGCTGTTTCGCTATTAGCATCAGAAGCACGCTGACTTAGATGCTGTCTAACACTTGGTGGCTTATACAATTTCCTACTGTCCAATAATCCCTTCATATCAGGAACCAAAGTAGCTGTTCTCAATACAAAAGGTTTAGAGCGCAAGAAGTCTTGCATAACTCTATCACCTTCAAATCTAGAATCGTTAAGCATTACAAAAGGCTCTGGCTTATCGTTTTGATCAGACATGCTTATTACTCCTAGATGATTAGACCGCCACGAGTTATTTGGGATGGTTGGTCTCCTGGAACAGTTGTATCAGCAGCACCATTTAAGTTAATGACACCATAAACATCAACCGCGCAATGTCTCCCTCTTGCTGTTCCGCTATATGTTGCACTCCAAGCTTGAACACCGCCTTGCATAGTAGCCATATAAAATCCTATGCTATAATTAGGATTGTTTTGAATGGTTATAGTATTGCGGACAAGCGTTAAATTGGAAGACCAATCAGCCATAGCAAATGCTCTACCACCGCCATATATTGTAAGTTTAGTTGTTGCAGCTTGCCAAGGCCAAAGAACACCACCCAACCCTGAACGTATACCGGCCCAAGTGCAAATACCAATAGCTATCTGATCAAAGAGTACAGCAGCACTTTGTTGAGCACTAATACCAAGACCCCAAGTGTCATAATCAACAGCATCTTGTCCTGCTGCTTCTATTGATATTCCTTGAACATAAAGCAATGCTCCATAAGCGAGACTTATAGTTGCCCCATTGATATTCTTAAGCAAATAGCTTCTTGGATTAGCAACATCACCATTTAAAATAATTGCTCCTGCATTTGATACAGCCATATAAACAGTGCCGTATGTGCCAGGAGCAAGTTGAATTGTTATAGTTTGATATGCTTGCTCAACATGCGCTGCAATCCAATAGATAGCGTGTTGAATAGTTCTAAATGGATTGGCTTGTTCACCAGTCCCAGTAGTATCGTTACCATTAGTAATATCAACATAAAATGTAGTTGGACCCAATAAAAGAATACGCAACTTACCTTCAATAGCTCTAAGCAATTGAGTTAAGTCATCTGGATCAGGAACCATACCAACAGACGATATTACATTGGCTACCTGACCATATAGCCAATTGTCCTTATCATCACTCCATTGATTGATACTGTTAAATTGTTCAACAGTTGGTGGAGCCTGTCCAATATAAGCCCATCCAGCGTCAGCTTGTGCAACAGTAGGATCATCAGTCAAACCCTGTGTAGCCCAACTTTCTCCGAAACGATCAAACCATGTAGGCATTATTGTTTACTCCTGGCGTATGGGTTATAGGTCTGCCGATGCGGTGAACCACGTATCGAATGCGGCGATGCCGCTCGCCGTTGATAGCGACAGTGCACGGAAACCGCCTGGGTCAATCGTGTCAGCGGATGGCGCGGTGCAGTTCGTTGGCGCAGTGATCTGTGATTGCGTCGCAACGGTTGGCGTCGCACGCATCCGCACCGCGAGGTTGACGCTCGATGCCAAATACGTGCTGGCAACAGCAGCACTTATGATCGCGTGTGTGCCGATGCCTGCCTGATAGAACCTTTGACAATTCGCTAAATCAATTCTTGGGTCTAACTTTTCTAGTGGCGTCATAGTAGAGCCAATTTCTAATTGGATGCCCCATAGCCAAATGGTGCCGCTCTGCACGCCAATGTTTCCTGAATTGGCACTATTGGTGGAGCCTGCTGAATACCAGAATCTTAGATTAGTAGCATCATCTCCGTTCGATCCTAGTGTCTTACCGACTATGCTTGGAATAGAAAACGTTAATGAAAATCTCTGCCATGCAGTCGATAACGTGACAGCTTGACCAGCAACTTGCACGACAGCGGATGGTGATCCACCAGAGCCAAACCATTGCACAATGTTGACACCGAGCTTAGGAGTACCAGAAAGGGCGCAAGACCAAAAGGATACAGTAACTGTTTTACCTGCTAGTCGTCGTATGTTTTCAATCGGCTGCTGGACAGCTGTGAAGTTTGCCCCAGCGGTGCCTGTAAATACGTTACGAAAACAGTAAGTTGCCGCTTCATCACCTATTGCTGTACGATCACTGTCAATAAGTGACATGACTTGGAATGATGCAGTATCGCCGGAAGCAATCATCTGCCAACGGTCTGATGTATAAACACCGCTTGTTGTCCAAGGACCTACACCGCGCTGCGCGACATTAAACATCCCATTATGAATTAAGTTACGACCAACATTATTTAAAGCTGGTGCAACACTACTAACTTGACCAGCAACACTAGCCCACTTAGTGCCATCCCATTGAACGGCAGCGCCATTAGGTTCTATAACTTGTTGGCCTATAGTTGGACTATTAGGAAAGTCAAACATTGCTGTCTCCTATAGGTCTGCTGATGCTGTAAAATTACGATTGAGAATAAATCCACCAGTTGCTGTCGGAACCCCACCAAGCCACATACCACTATTACCGGCTACTGCATTATAGGTAGGACTCGATACATTCACATCAGACATAGTTATAAGCACAAATGTTGGAGGTGCCCGCATAGTAGCAGGGAAAGAAACCATTCCTGCAACAGTGCTTCCTATTAATCCATATGAAGCAGTAACACCCTGTAATACTTGATAAAACCTTTGACAATGACGCAAGTCATCTTCATATGAAATCTTTTCTAGTTGTGTAGCTACAGAACCAATTTCTAATTGGACGCCCCACAATTGAAGGGTGCCAGACTGTGTGCCAGGAGAACCAGGACTTGAAAGGATATGGGTCAAACTAACATAGCTATCGCCATTTGTGCCAAGTGTCTTGCCAGCAACACTGGGCAATGCTGTTGGTCCAATAACATACCGAGTCCATGTTGTGCTAAGTGGTGCTGTCAAACCTAGGCTAGTAATGACTGTTGCAGATGGTGAACCACCAGTTCCAAAGTATTGCTCATATTGGATAAGTAAACGTGGGGTGCCAGATGCTACACGCGCCCAGAATGATAGAACAACAGTCTTGCCTGCACTACGTCTTACATTTTCTACCTTCTGAGCATAACCAGAATAAGCACCACCAGTTGCGCTACCAGTAAACGTTATGCTTAAAGCATTAGAGGCAGCATCATCGCCAATTGCTGTTCTATCAGCATCAGATAACGTTATTATGTTAGTGCTAATTGTATCTATATTAGCATAGACAAACCAACGATCAGATGTATAACCAGTCGTATTAAATGGACCAGAACCACGCTGATTAACGTTGAACATACTATTATGAATAAAATTTCTTCCAACGTTACCTTGTAGTTGTGACGAACCAATATCTGACCATTGTCCATTTCTCCTGGCGTAGTAGTTGCTGTTAGATGGGGCCTCGCCAACACTTGCCGGAATAGCAACAGCAGGAACCCATTGATTAGAGTTGCCATCATTATAATAGACAAACAACTGACAACTAACACTATCCCACCAAGATGCGCCAGGAGTAGGGTTACTTGGTGGCGCATCACCAGTATAACAGTATGGCGCTACTGGCGTTTGACCTGCGGCCCACTTAACGCCATCCCATTTCCTGACTGTGCCATCAGGCATAGTAACTACTTGATTTGTAGTTGGAGTATTCGGAAAATCAAAAGCCATTAGAGGCTCTCCGTTTTTGGAGTAACAGGATTAACATAATCCTCAACGCTAATCTGTTTCTCTTGTATATCGCCATACTCTTTATTAGCAGGGTCAGTTGGAACGAACATAGTTATTGGCCCAGTATGATTTCCAAGTATCTCACCTTCATCAAGTTCAACTTGAATAACTGTTTGATCCGGATTGCTGTAAAATAAACGCATAGTCTACCTCCTGATCTTTGGTTTACGTTGCGTTGCTGTTGTTCTAACAACAGCCCAATTATCTTCCACGCGCGGACTATTGCTTGATGAATACTTTCTAACTTCTGTATCCATCCAAGAGCTAGCATCATCAAGACCACTGACCAATAGACCAGCGTTCTGCGCTTGCATCAATGCTGCTCTATGGTTACTTGGATACGTTAGATCACCAACAGGTTGAGCAAATACATTCAAATTATCCGCTTGTGTCCACTTCTCAGGATATACCATCTTGTTGCCTGCCATCATTTGCTGCCAGGAAGTGTGTTTCTTGCCGTATACATAAGCATTGATGCTGTGAGCTTTAGGAGCAGTTCTTGAAACTCCCCAAGTTAATCCGTCAACAGTATCAATTAGAATCATTGCTTCACCGTCAATAGTGACACTTTCTCCTGACGCGAAGGTATCCTTGTATTGAAGCTGAATAGTATCATCAGTTGTTGTCATAGCTACAGCAAGAGCAGAAGCATTATTATAACGAATATGATAAGGGGATGGGTAAGCTCTTGCGTATCCACTGGTTGAACTTGCCCTATCTACAAGGTTCTTGATAAGCCATTCAGCAACAATACGCCAATCGTCAAAGCCAGCAGATACCATCCAAGCTAGAGTCAAACCAGTATAGTTTGATTGCCAGACATGTGAACCTGTATTGGCAGGGTCTTTAGTTGATGACTGACCAGTATCAGGCATATCATGGAATACATAGTTCCAAGGATTGGAAGATGTATCATTGACGTGCTTCATAGCCATTTCTTTATTCTTATCTAGCATAGGAATAAAGTATGACTTAGGCATTAGCCAAGATGGAACAATATCAGGAGTAATAAGATAGGTCTGTGCTATCGTCCTTAGTGGCCAAGCGAAGTATCTACCTTTATCAGACCAACGGCTACCGTTACCAGGAGCTAGCAATGCTAGATGATTAGTAAGAAACTGTTGCTCTTCCAAATAATATGGATCGCCAGTTAGTAGATACGGAACATAAGTCAAAGATGGATGGTGCCCGGTATCTGTTTTGGTTCGCCTTGTCCAAGAGAAGTAAGGTTGTCCAGTGCTGGCTGAATACATGTTAGCATTAGAATATTCAATTACCCAATTGAATGGCGCTAATGTATTAGGATCACGCACATGCTGTTGAAACGAACCTGAAGCTTCTGCTTGGTTACGGAAGAAATTTTCTGATACTCCTGGCCTTGTCGCATACTGTGCTTGCCAACCAGTAATCAAACCAATACCAGGATAGATACCAGTTTGTCCCTGATCTGCTGGTATGCCACAAGTAGACATAGGCGTATAGTTGCCCATGTTATACAATGGTCCTTTACATAGATTAGTCGCAACAAGAGTAGGGATTAAATTGACGCTCATTAGATCATACATAGTAAAGCGAACTGGTCTAACAGATGACTGCCAACGCCAACGGGAAAACCAATAATGTTCTGGAACGCTTATAGTTTCAGTTGTCCCATCTCTCTTAGTAATAGTTACTTGATATCCTGGCATATCGCTTATTGGCGTATACCAAGGATTACCATATTCAAATATCCATTCTTCCCTACTACTGTTTTCATCTGGTCTATAGAAGACAGTAAAATTGGGAAGTGTAGGACTAGTGCAAAGATAACATCGTTGAATGAAGTCGCCTTGTGGATCAACAAATGAATCAAGTTGATATTGTGGATAGAATAAATGAGTCGTTCCATCACTCGCAATTAGAGTTGCGCTAACAGTAGCGGCAATATCAGCAACTAGATCAATAGAGAATGATTGAACTATCATGGTGCAGTTACCGTAATGGCATATCCGCCAGGAGCAAGACTAACTGTTCCAACGACTAAGTAACAAGGAACATAACCACTATTTGTTAGAGCAAACTTACTAGCGTCTGGGCCGTCTAATTCTAATTGCTCTGTATAAGGATCATCAGAATGAGTAACAACTGTAACTTCTGCTAATTGCATTCCAGCATTTTCAGTTGGCACTTGAACTGAAACACCTTCTGCTGAACCATTTAACAACACTTGCATTACATCTGAACCCATGAGTTCAACTGTAAATGTATAAGTCATCTTTGGAGGCTTTGCCATTGTATCTACTCCTGGTGGGTTATGTAAGTGAAGCACGTTATAGGTCTGCTGTTGCGTCAATAAAGCCGCCGCCACCTACAGAGCCAGTCACATAAACTGCTGTCCAAGCAGCATTGGTGTTTCCGCTTCCTGTAGTAAAATGCATCCATGCTCCATTGATACTGCCACCTGCCGATATACTGGTTACAGCTATTCCAGCTACCGCAAACGAACTGTTGCCGGATGTCGTTATTGTTGCTGAACTGCGTTTGGTTACCTTGAATGGAACTGCAACAAAATATGCAGTAGGCGGATTGAAGTCAGATTGTGTTGTGCCAATACCCAAACCTTCGCTTGGTGCTAATACCCGTCGTTCAAAGAAACGTTGACAATGCCTCAAATCATCAGCGTATTCGATCTTTTCTAGTTGTGTAGCTACAGAACCAATTTCTAATTGGACCCCCCATAATACAAATGTCGCAGTTTGCACACCTATACCTCCTGCTATCACATTGGTATTTGCACCAGCAGAGAGGAACAAACCTAGTCTAGTATAGCTATCCCCATTTGTTCCAAACGTTTTACCTGCAATACTTGGTAATACAATAGTTACACTATATCGTGTTGATGTAGTTGATAATGTTATTGGCGTAGCGTTGATATCAACAAGTGCTGATGGCGAACCGCCTGTGCCGAAAAATTGTCGCAACCCAATTCCTATTTTTGGAGTTCCTGAAGTCGCATAAGCCCATAGAGAGATAGTAACAGTTTTACCAGCCAATCGTCTTACATCTTCAATAGGTTGCGATACCAAAGTAAATGCTGTTGCCCCGGCATTACCGGTAACATTGGCGGCCAACAAGTTAGCCATCGCTTCATCGCCGCTCTGTGCTCGCTGCGAATCGCCAGCAGCAGTCTGAGTGACAGTTGTCGTATCAAGAGCTAGATCAAGACGCCAACGATCCAACGTATAACCAGTAACAGTCCAATTGCCTGCGCCACGTTGTGTCACATTAAACATACTATTATGTATTAGATTTCTTCCAATATTACCAGTCAATACTGGAACAGCATTCCATGTTCCAGAACGTCTACCATAAGTCTGGCCATCAGTAGGAGCGTCGCTGTTCAATGCTCCTATACCAGCATTAGTAGCATTTACCCATTGCGTTGATGTGCCGTCATTATACCAAAGGTATAGTTGAGTGCCGATACTATCCCACCATAAAGCATTAGCGGTTGGCGCTACTGGCGCGGTATCCGATACAACAATCGTTGCAGCGCCAGCAGTAACGGCAGTATCTACATATTGCTTAGTAGCTACACCTAGTGGAACAGTTGGATTAGCAGCAACAGTAACAGGTTGTTTAAATGCTATGCTTGTTGAGTTAATATCTACAACAGAGTTACCGCCAAACAAAAGCGATAGCATCCGTGAGGTTCTATTGTAGCTAAATGCATCTGTGCTATCTGCTGATAGTCCATACAAGTTGCTAGATACTGTAATGGACATAGCAAAGTCAGCAACTAATGCTGCTCTACCAACTCTAACTGAATTAAAGAGTGGAGCATTAGACCAAGCATTGTTACTTTGTGGTGTAGTCGCGCCACCACGAGAATAAAACCATCCATCCTTAGCAGCTTCAGGTATAGTGCCAGAAGCAGAGAAAGCAATATTGTCTACATACTGTTTAGTTGCAGCTTGAAGATTAGCAACAGGATCAGCATCAAGAGTAATCTTGCCGGTCATAATGCCGCCAGCTATCGGCAAGTATGGCCAGTTAGGAGTTCTTACATCTTGTAATTGAGTTATCTCAGTGCGCGCTATTTGAAAGTTATCACGAACACTTTGCGTTGTAGGCGTTCCATAGATAGGCTTAGAGGAATCAATTTGTGAAGCCATCAGCCAGGTATTCCTTTCTGATCCCAAATACTATTACCATCATCCCATACTGAATCACCACGGTCCCAAAGGGATATAGTAACAGTGATTGGTGGTATATTTGATCCAGGCTTTCTAGCCAGTATGCCTATGCCAAAGCCATAGTATATACGTTGATTTTTGAAACCGAATGTATAGTCAGCATTAACATAGTAAGGCCAAAGCTTAACACCAGCAGCTTTAGGAATCATGTAATCTAGTAGCTGTGATCTAGGATCACTCTCCATTATAAAATCATTTATGTATACGCGCGCGTTGGCATTACCCCAATCATCAACTCTTGTTCTAGTTACATGCAATGAATTGTTAAAGGCATAGATCAATTCTTCTGCTGTTCCATGTCCATTGTTCAAAGCTATCTTAAGATACAACAATGTTCTATATTCAATATCACCAAGTATAGTTGCCTGTGAATAAGGCTCCCTCTTGCGTCGCATCCTAGCTTGGCCAAAACCGCGACCAGCTATTTGACTAGCAAATCCAAAGAACGGAATATAAATAGCATTGTCTACTCTGCGACTAATGCCGACAATAGAACCTATACCATCTAACTGTTGGCCTTCAGCAGTCTCTAGCCAACGCAAAGTGTATAGATCATTTAAAGCTTTATCCAACAAATTGAGTGGAGGATAAAATGCTTTACAGAAATTCTCAGTATTACTCTTGCCAATATGCTGGGCGAGCCAGTGGCTCCACGCTATCTCAGCATGATCATGAGGAAACGCCAGGAGATCTGTGGTATCGCTCATGGTATAGGAGTGCTATCTATTGTTACAGTAACATGAGTAACATCAAACCGTGAAAGTTCTCTAGCATTGATAGCTATGTTATCTGGTTGATAATCTCCTGGCGCTGGAACAATGTCAGGATCGGTTTCCATTGCAACAGTTATATCCATCTTACCAATGCCTGATATACCAGCATAGATAGGACCATAGAACCTTTGCACTATAACATCTTTACCAATGCCAAAAGAATTACCTGTAGCAGTGACTATCGTTTGTATTTGTGGAACTCCATTGTCAGGAAATATCTCTTCATTGTATAGATAAACGTGTATGTTAACCCAAATGTAAACAGGTATTGGACGATTGAAATTTATATCGTGATTGTAGCCAGAGCTATCAGTAACAGTTACCGTTACATCTCCAAAGGTATCAATGCCAGCAGCTTTAGTAAGAAAGATTTGTCTGGCTATTAAATCAGGATCACCACCATAAGCGATGACTTCAATACTATGTGGCGGTCTACCTTCGCTATCATCAACATCCTCTTCATTCTCATAGACTTCAACGTTAGATATACCTGGCACATTTTGTTGTAGTGTTGCTTTAATACTTTCAAGAGTAGCAGCGCCAAGTCTAAAGACACCGAGGTTATAGCGCAGTCTCAATTCATCATCGGTTTCCTGGCTACGTCCCAAGTAACCAGATACAATATTGTTGACGCTATCCCACCCAATGAATGTAGATACAATTTGATTTAACGAATTAGCTGATACATCTGCTGGCCCGAAAGTCTCCGCAGTAAAGTCACCAACAGAACCAATTAATTCAAATGTTATATTGGTAGATATCTGAAAGGTAAATGATATAGACTCAATACCATATATTCTAATTTCGTTTGCATCTAGTTCAATGTTAAATCCAGACGATAGCAAGGATGTATACAAAGCTGCCGCTATATCAATAGGAGCGTCGCCAGTAGCACAAGTATATTGATATGTAATAGCATTAACTTGTATCCAATAAACATCGCTTACAACAGCAGTTTGAATAGCAACCTTAACATCAATTGCAGCTTGCCGAGTTATAGTTACATCGGCATCAAGCAAGAAATTGTCTTGGGTATTATTATTACGGATGATACTACCAGCAGGAATAGTAATCCCTTCACTTCCATAACAAACGCACCAAGCAGAAGATGCTTGTGCGAATAGACGCCTAACACCAGAGAAACTAACAGCGTGATCCAGGTTAACGCCAGTAGCAGAGATAGGATACATAGCATGATAGACAGCCTCTGCTAGTTCCCACATCGTTGCTTCACGTTCAGCAAACGTATCTATGAATTGACCAGTGATACTATCTGGTCTGGTTTCAAATGTAATGCCAGTAGTAAACTGTAAAGTATCAATGATAGATTGACGTATCTCTGGCATCCTCATTCGAGTGAAGCCAGTTGGTAGAACACCATAAGTAGTTGTATTTACAACGTCAGACACGAGGTAGAACCTCCAATTTTACTGATTGTTCTATTGGTCCTAAATCAGTTTCACAAGTAAATTGAACACCAAGTGTTCTTGCCTTACGATCCCAATCAACAACAAGACTATCAATAGCGATAACATTAGGGATACTATTAATGTGGTTTCGCAGAATGGTTTCAACCACGGCCATCCTTGGATTCTTGATAAGAATATCTTCAAGGTATGGAACACCATAGGTTATATCCAAGAACCATTCCCCAAGGAACGACAACAAATTTATCTTGATCTGCTGAGCAACTTTGTCTGCTCCATCTATATTCCAGATTGAATACTTGGTAACTTGTGGTGGTGCAGGACTAACAACAGGCGTAGATATTGCTGTTGTCCATACAATATCATGAGTTACTCTTGATAATGCTATGTCAAAGTTAGGCATTATATTGGCTTTCCTGTATTGCCAGGTCCAGGTTGCACGCCAATATGATTGTGCATTTCTAGAACATAACTATTCGCTGGTGTTTGCACTGCAACGGTAGAAGCGTGCATAGTCATAGCGCCACCAGCATCTATATTAATGTATCCACTATTAGATGGATTTTGCATTCGCAAGTAATTAGCTTTGATGATTATACCTCCATCACTTTGTATCGTTATAGTTGCTTGATCATTTCCCAAGGTTATGTTGTTATTTGGATCAATGACGAGGTTGGACTTATTGAATTTCAATACAACATTCTTATCATGTCCAACAGTATCTTTCTGATTAAGACCGGGATGGGCTACACAATCAGAAAGATCAAATTGCCTTGGGTCTTTAGGCGCAGCTTCATTACCACTTAGCCAGCCTTCCAATGAACGTTGTTGAAAGGAAAGCATCACTCCATCTCCTGGCTGTAGTGGCATAGTGAATGAAGCTTTACCACTACCAGTTGTTGGCCATACAACAGGAACCTCTACAATCTTAGGAGCATCTAAAGTATCGTCGCTGGACAAGGCTTTAGGAAAGGACGGCGCGACTATAGCGCGATTACGAGCCGCGTCGTAACTGATTACTTTACCTGGGACGGAAGTATTTAAATCACTGAGTGACGATTCAATCATCAACTGCAATGCTTCAACTAAATCGTTATACATTTTCAAAACTCATCAGTAAATTCATCATCTTCAACGTATCCTGTTTTATGTTCTTCACCCCTCTTGGCTTTACCACCTTTGGTATTTGATTTATCGCCAATAGGCTTCGCAGGATCAATAATTTTAAGTTCTGATTCCCAATCACCATCGTGGGTATCACCTCTATGTTGTATTTGCTCGCAACGAAAGATACCTTTTACATCTCTCGTATCCATCTCAACTCTATCACCAGGATTTACTTGTGGCATTAATAATGTCTTTATTTTCCAGCCATCAAATTCTTTTAATGGATCGCTCTTAGCTTTAGCAGTTTTCTTCTTGGGAGTAGCGTTACCATCTGATTGTTTACGTTCCCGTTCTGGTGATCCTACTAGACCAGAGTCAGCAGATATAACTATACCTTGTCTAGTAGTGACCATTCGCTTTTCTATAACTTGAACATTGCCATTCTGAATAGACCACTCTTGGCCAGCAGCTTTAGTTACTTTATCCATTAGAGTTCTAGCAGGACCAAAGAATGATAAGCCATTCTCCCAAACAAAGTCTATTAAGTTACTTGGCATAGTCAACGGCAATCCCATTTTCTTCGACACATCAGTAATGACTTGCGACGATTTAATTTTCTTATCATATCCAACTGATATTGCCGTATCGCGTATCTCCTGGCCGCCATCTGCAAGTTCAAATTCTGTAATGATATCTGGCAAATCATATCGTGACCACGCTACTGTTACGTTGCCATTGAAGATTAAAATAGGCCCATCTTGTTCAGCATAACCCGCATAAAGAATACAACGTGTATCTGGTTTTTCACAAAGTTCTCTAGATGACTTCTGCATATTCCATATCTGTATTTTATTGCTATTAGGATTTTTCTTGGCTGTCTTTACAATGTCAAACGTTATCCGCAAATCGGTTATCTCAACACCATTGTTGCCTTGTCCTACCTGCAATCTATATACACGATCAAACAGCAAGTGCTACGTTCCTATATTGTGACCACACACCAGCATCTATTAATTCTTGAACAGTGTAATAGACTAAGTAATACTTACCGGTTAAAAACCCATCTCTTGGAACAGGACCGTTTCTGTAATGAGCAGAGATAACTTCTAATTCTCCTGGCGGCATATCCGCATATCTAAACTGCCAAGTCAAAGGCCAATTCGCGGATATTGATATACCATCAACAACAGTAGCGTAAGCCGAATTACGAACAGCCATACTCCAATAATGACCGGATTCATTCCAATCAAGCACAATGTAGAACAGGATATTATCAAGCACTATCTCTATTGCTTGACTATTCTCATCAGCAACATCAATGATAAACGGCAAATATGCTACTCCCAAAAGGATCAACAACAGTTGGTGGTTTCACTGGTGGATTAACTCCGAATGGCCCCTCAAGTCCTGTTCTTTTTCCAAGCTGACCAGCAACGCTTATTTCTTTATTGGATGTGCTACCACCATTTGTAGTTTTCTTTTCAGTTTTACCTGTCTTACCTTTAGCACCATCTTGGCCAGAAGCTTTCTCTGGTGGTAAATCAGTTTGTTTTAGCGTTACCTTTTTGATTTTGCGTAGTGTTGCATTTATTTGAAGCCATTGTCCGCCAGTGCTATTGCTATTAGAACGATCAAGAGTGAGAGTGGTAAAAGCCATTTCTTCATAACGACCAAGACCAGTAACAACAGTAATAGGCTTACGATCTTTATGCATTGTTCTAAGTTGGTCAACAGCATTAATCAATTTAGAATAACACAATGGGCCAAATTCAACTCCGAATGATCCGCCAGAAGAAATAGATTGAGCAATACCAGATAAAGATATTTGAGAAGAGCCAGCAGAGATAGCGCCGGTAATTGTTATCTCTTCTTGGTTCTGAGTAATATGATCACTAATTTCCCCATCGCCTGTTTCGATGGGATACATAGTAACTTTACTTGGTAGATTAATTTGTTCAGATATCAACACATCAAGAAACAAAGCCCCCAACTGACTTTGTTGGTTTTGAAAGAACATGCTGAACAAACTCACAGATCAATGTTCCTTCTTGTTTGCATTTACTACAATTATAACCATAGTAAGTTTCTCCATGTCTAATACATTCATTGCGTTGCAGCTTCGGTTCGGGGCATGGAGGTTGTGATTTGTTTGGCGATCGCATCAGACGTTGCCTTCCCTATATCAGTCAACTTCTGTTGGATAATACTAGCGACCATTGATTGATCATCTGTAGTTACAGTTATATTATTAGTTGGACTATGATTAACAGTAACACTCTGATTACGATTGTCTGTTGTAGCTTGCGGTTTGGCCAATGCGCCAGGACCAACGTTAAAAGGATCAGTGGCTTGTGCTCCTGGCGCTGTTGGCGCGCTTGGAGCAAAAGAACCTTTACTGAATCCCTTCCACCATTCAAATATATCTAGACGTTGTTTACTAGGATCACTAGCCTCTGGCGAACCTTCATTATACTTTGGTCCCCAGAATGGCCACATAGGATTAGCGTTTTGAGTTTTCTTCTTAGCATCCTCTCGCATTTTATCGGATGTGCCCGGTCCCATAATGGTATCACGGATAGCATCAAACCCACTTTGGAACCAACCTTTACCAGCAATAGCAACTTCAATAGCAGTGCCTATAACAGTAACAGCGCCAACGACTCTTAATGCTGTTAATGCTTTACTTCCAGCAGTAGCGGCAGCACCAGCGCCAGCACCAGCAGCAACTGCCCCTCCAGTAGCGGCAGCTTCAGCAGCACCAGCAGCAACACCACCAGCAGTCAAAGCAGTTTTAGTTGCTTTTAATGCAGTTAGTATTGGAGATAAAATCCAACGCCAACTGACAAAGGCTAATCCTACACCAGCAACAGCTAATCCTAATGCAAGTATTTCAGCACTAGTGCTGCCTAGAAGAATATTGAAATCTTTTAGTGCGTCAGACCACTTACCTTCTATCAAGTCTTGAATAATTCTTGGTCCAGCAAATATATCAAGCTTCTTAAAGTTCTCTGATAACTGATCAAATGGGCCTACCCAAGAACCAATGAGTGAACCTTTACCTTGTATCCAATAAACCAAATCTTGAATAGCAACGCCAACAGCAGCGATAGATGCAGCCGCTAATAACCAAGGCCAATTAGCAGCAAGTGTTGCCGCACCCCATCGTGCTGTCCAAAGAGTTGCTAATGCTAATTGACGAATAAGCCAAGGACCAAGAGTTACAACAAGGGCATAACCTAGTATCTCTATTAGTTGTTTGATTTGTATAACTTCACGATTGAACCATTTAATACTATTAACAATTAAATCAACTAACCATTTGATTGTAGTTCCAAGTAAGACAGATACTCTTGTTGTCTTAAGTAACTCAGCTATTAATGGTGTTATCTGATTACGCGCATAAGTGAATGCGCGACCAATAGTGTAAGGAACCTTTGAAAATCTTTCTTCTAACTCTGCATTGGGTCTAGCCAATGCTTCCATAAATATTTCAGCAGTTATCTTTCCATCTTTAGCAAGTTCTCTTAGTCCATCTTCATTTGTATTGAAGTATTTTTCAAGTATAGTGAGTGCTGTTTGCGATACATTTTGTAGCATCCCTATCATTCTTGGGGATGCTTTGCCCATTACGTCTATACGTTCAATTAGATGGAACATCCTTTCGGTTTGTTCCGATGATGCTTTATCTACCTTAAGTGCTTTGAATACATTCTCTGTAGCTTGAAGTAATTGTTCTTGCGACAACTTCCCTTCACGAGTGTTCTGCAAGAAATCTCTAAAGGTATCAGCTACCTTAGAATATTCAACACCAATTAGATTTGCTATTTCAAGTGTGCGATCCATCGCAGCATTAACATCATCTTGCGGTCTAGCAAGATTAGTTATCTGCGCGCGTATCTTATTTATTTCTTTACCAGTATCTAATAGTCCGTCAATAAACTCATAGATTTTTTCAGCACCAAACGCTAGGCCCATTGCACTAGCAAAGCCTAACGTCATACTCTTTATACGCTGGAAGCCAGCCTCATATTGGTTGAGTCCAGCTTCATCAACCTTATAGCCAAGCGTCGTTATTAATGTGCGAACAATCGCCATTATACTATTTCACGCACAACAACTACAATTTCTGCGCGTGGATTAAAACCTTGCAAGGGACGAATTAATTGCGGAGACAATCCGCCTTGAATTAAGTTTTCAAACTCTGGTCTTAACAACGGATCAGTTCTAAGTATATACTCAAAAGCATCAGCAGTTTGCTTAAGACATTCTTCAGGTGACATTCTAAGTTTCCCTCCTGGCGTTGTCCATTTCGCGTTGCTCCATAGCGGAACGCATATCCATCAGAGCATTTAGTTTTAGCAAGTCTATAACATCAACCTCCCCATTTTTAACTTCACTAATACTGACTAATCCCTCTAGTATTGGTCGCCAGATAAAAATCTCTTCAGCAAAATCTTCTCGCAGAACACCTAATGAATCACCGTGTCTTCTTGGACCTGTCCAATAAGGGTTCTGCCTCGCGTAAAAAGGTCAGCGTAATTATACCTCAATACTTCATAGACAATATATACAACATCATATACACCATCTATT